TTTGGTGATACTATTGAGAACAGCAAGGCCGATTTAACTGACGCTAAAAAATATGTAGCAGAAGGTGAGTTGCGTAGTCACCCAATTTACACAACACAAGAAGCATGGGATCATTACACTAAAGAACTAGCAGAACAAGAAATGCAAGAAGAAATCGTAGTTGACGCAGTTCAAGAACTAGATGAAATTGCTAGACTAGCTGGCTTGCCAACAACAGCACCTATAGTTGAAAAATCAACATTAGATGAAACAATGGCAATAGAAGAAGCTGCAACACGTAAAGATTTCCGTGCAGTAGCTGATTTATTAAAAAATATTCCTGATGAAGCTAAACGTAAAGAACTAGCATTGCATCATGCTGACATATTTAAACAACAAAATTCAAGATTCAAAAAAGAAATGTTTTTAGCCGCCGCAGGAGTAACAGAAGGTAGTTGCACTATGGAAGATGAAGTGGAAGAAGGCAATGAATTTTCTGGTGCCTTAGCTGCTGCAAAAGCTGCAGGTGACACAGAATTTGAAGTAGACGGTAAAAAATACACAGTAAAAGAAGATATCAACATTAATGTATCAGCTAACGGCGAAGAAGATGTAGTTAATCTAATTCGTAAACTAAGTGGTATGCCAGTAGTTGCAGTTCAAGCATCACCAGCTGAAATGCCTTGCGCTGAAGAAACAGTTGAAGAAGAACGTGATATCGAATACGTTAATACACCTCGCGAACAAGTAGCTAGCCTAGACGCTGCTATTCCAAGCGGTACAGATTTAAATCGTAGTAAAGTTCAAGACCCACATACTGCTAACAAAGCTGCTAATCCTTTAGCTGAAGCTGAAAAAGAATTAGAAGAAAGCCTTTGGAAACAGTATGAAGAGATCATCGACGCAGTTAAGGCGTAATGAAATCTACAGAGATTATAGTAGAGAACAACACTACTCCTCATAGTGATGGAGTAAAACGTTCTCTACCTAAAATCCTAGTATTTCCTAATCTAACCAATCAAGACGCATATCTACAGTATAGATTTGGATTAGCTATGGCTAGTGCAGGTGCAGTGGCCAAGGGCGAAGTAAAATATCAAAAAACTAATGAATTTGGTGAACAACTAGTGGTAGTTCCTCAGACACAAGCTGAAGAAGATATTGTGAACCTAGCTAGAAAACTCTATGGTGATGAAGCAAATTATAAAGTTGTTAGTTCACCACAATCAGAAGAAGCCAAGGATGTTATCAATGTAAGTCCTGTGGCTAAACGTAAGAAGAACAAATATGGTGTCTAATCAAATTAAATTAACAGCCAGTGATTTTTATAAAACTGAGGATCTAATTCCAGAAGCAGTGTTGGATGAAAATGATCCATTACATGATATTCAGCGGTTAGCTGGATTAACTCCTGGACTAAATGCAGGCTCACTTCAGGAATATAAAGGTCCTGAAACAGTTAAAACTGAAGGCAGTAATCCAAGTATTACTGCTAATGAAAAAATTAAATACCAACAACAACACGATATCCAACCAGGTACTCCAGAATGGTTCCGTCTTTGGTTTAGCCTACCATATCTAACAGGCGAAAAACCCTGGTAATTGTAGTACACCATTTCTAGACTAGATAAGTAAAAGTATGGCAAATACAGATTCAGTTCTAGTAAAAAAACCTCATCTAAAGTCAGCATTTACGGAAGAACAACTACGAGAATTCGCTAAGTGTGCAGATCCTGTCACGGGACCTGAATACTTCATGAGTAATTATTTCTACATACAGCATCCTACTCAAGGGCGTATGCTATATGCACCTTTTGAGTATCAAAAACGCCTAATACATTCATACCATAACTATCGATTCAGCATCTCACTAATGCCTCGGCAAACAGGTAAGTCAACAAGTGCCGCAGGGTACTTACTTTGGTACGCGATGTTCGTACCAGACAGCACCATCCTAATTGCCGCACACAAATACACAGGCTCACAAGAAATCATGCAACGTATCCGTTACGCTTATGAAAGCGTGCCGGACTTCATACGTGCAGGTGCTGTGAGTTATAACAAAGGTAGTATAGACTTCGATAACGGTAGCCGCATAGTGAGTGCTACTACAACAGAAAATACAGGTCGAGGTATGAGTATTTCGTTACTATATGCAGATGAGTTTGCATTCGTCCGTCCTACTATTGGTCGTGAGTTTTGGACATCAATCAGCCCAACCTTAGCAACTGGTGGTAAATGTATTATTACATCAACTCCTAACAGCGATGAAGATCAGTTTGCTACCTTATGGAAAGGTGCTAACAAACAGGTTGACGAATTTGGTAATCCTACAGAGTTAGGTATTAACGGATTCAAAGCATTCCGTAGCTATTGGAATGAACATCCAGATCGCGATGATGCTTGGGCAGTGCAAACTCGGAGCCAATTAGGTGACGAGCGGTTCCGCCGTGAGATGGATTGTGAATTCATCATCTGGGACGAAACATTAATTAATCCAAGCTATCTAATAGAACTACAAGGAGTGGATCCAATAGAACGTCAGGGTCAAGTACGTTGGTATAAACGTCCAGATCCAAATATGACATATCTGATTGGGCTTGATCCTAGTCTAGGTACTGGTGGAGATCCAGCAGGTATACAAGTATTTGAATTACCAACGTTTGTTCAAGTAGCAGAATGGCAACACAATCGTACTCCTATTCAACAACAGATAGGTATACTGAGTGAAATTACCAAGTATCTTAGTGAAACTGTTCCTGTAAATAATATCTATTATAGTTTAGAAAACAATAGTATAGGTGAGGCTGGGTTAGTCAGTATCAATGAAATTGGCGAGGAAAATATCAAAGGCACGTTCTTAAGTGAACCTGCAAGGGTCGGTACGAGTCGTAGATATCGTAAAGGATTTAATACCACAAATAAACCTAAAATTACTGCCTGCGCAAAACTTAAGAATCTTATTGAAACACGTCGTATGAGTATTAATAGTAGAAATTTAATCAGTGAACTCAAAACATTTGTAGCACATGGTAGCAGTTATGCTGCCAAACCTGGCGAAACAGATGATTTGGTTATGAGTATGGTATTAGTTATACGTATGGCACAACTACTACAGAGCTATGATGCTAATTTAGATAATGTAATGAAAGACACACTAGACGATTATATTGAACCTATGCCATTCATAATGATATGAGAATAGTCGATGTTGACCATAGATTATTTCATGTACAGGAAGTACTGCCCAAACACTTAGTTGAGTCTATATTAAATATAGATTGGATCAACCTACCTTGGAATAAAGGGGATAAACAAGAAACTTGGCTACGTAGACATATTACAGCCAATGCACATCCTATATTAGCAGAAATAGATGAGTATTTAATAACTGTTCAACATCTAATAGAAAATCATTGCAGTATAAAATTCTATACTAATCCATATACTATATGGTGGTTGGATGAACCAGGATTTAGTTGTAGTTTGCATACAGATGGCGAACTTTTTAGCAGTATGCAATTATTTTGGCAATCGTCAGGCATACAATACGGAACAAAATTTTATAATAGTAAAAATGTATCTGATATAAAATATGATTTTCCGTTTATACCAAACAGTGGGTATTTGATGCTTAATCAGGCTGAAAATGATTACCAAATATTACAGTGGCATGGCATGCCCACCATCATACCTGAGTATAGATTGACAAGTTATACCTACTTTGGTAATTACAGATAAATAACAGTATGAGAGAAATTAACAAAATTGCAGAAAGCCTATTTGAAAAAATTCGTGACAGATTTGAGGATGTCAGCTTAGGTGATGAAAATGCCAAGGCTACTCAAGATCCCCAAAAAGCACGTTTTTTCAATTTTGACTATGCAGTAGACGGTGAAAATCACGGTAATATTACATTTAGTATTATTGATGAAACAAGTTTGAAAGTCTATTTTAGTAAAAATATCAGTCAGGATCTAAGCGAAGAAGAAAAGACCAAATGGTATAGTTTCTTACGCGAACTTAGAGAATTTGCAAGACGTAATCTATTAAGTTTTGAACCCAGAGATATAACACGTAGCACACTAAAACATAGAGATATTCAACAACAAAGTAAAGCCGATAGCACATATGACAAAGACGAAATGGTTAGCGAAAGTCGTATGTATGGTACGCTTAATCGTAGCTATGAAAGTTTTGGCCCTGTGCGTATTAAACTAGCACACACCAAACCAATCATGGACGAAGCACACGGTGCACGTAGTCGCAATATTGCCGCAGTGTTTGTTGAAAATGATCAAGGTGAACGTTTCCGTTTACCATTTAATAATCTAACAGGTGCACGTGCCATGGCACGCCATGTGTCAGCAGGCGGGGTTCCTACAGATGAACTAGGAATGCATATTACAGAAATGGTTGAAGAAATGATGACTTTGCGCCCATTTGTTCGAGGCATGCAACGTCGTACATTTGAAGATACTGTTACCAAAGAGATGGTAGAATCTGCATTTGGCTATCATGGTTTATTAAAAAATACCTTAAAGAAAATGAAAGGTAAACGCGGTTACACAGAATTTAAAGAAAACTTCAAACCAGCACTAGTTGAAGATGATGTAGATGTAGCAGAACTTAAAGAATTGTTTGTTAAGAAAACTCTTGATGAACGTATTGAACAAGCATTACCCTTAGTACACAAGGCCTATACAATCATGAAAGAAAATAATAATCCATTTGCAAAACAATTTGAAAGTTGGGCCAACACAGTTGCTGAAGGCAGCTGGGCACTACCAGACACAGAAGATGAAGTTGGCCAACTAATTGACTTATTAAGTGAGCCACTGCCAGTTGGTGTTGATGCACAAAACGCAACTAATGCCTTATATAATCTTATCGGCGATGACAAATTATTTGACCGCCTAGAAGCATTATCAGATGTTGATCCTGAAGCAGATGCACGTGATGTGATCACAAGTTGGTTACAAGACAACCTACCACATATCTATCAACAGATTGAAAACGAAATTGGTGACCCAGATTATCCAGCAGAGCCAGGTAAACAAGAAGTAGATGAATCAGTTGATTTGTTAGTAGGAAAAGTCACAGAACTTCTAAAAAGATTTGAAGAAAATGCTATGGAAATTGGAGCATACGGCGATCCAGATATCAACGAAATTATGAAGCATCTAAAGAATGGCAATAGTGAAGCTGCCGCAGAAGTAGTATGGTATTCGTACTCCGATCAAGACGGTGGCGAAGTACCACAAATAGAACCTTACGTAGATGATCTACAAGCAGAATTTGAAGAATTAACCGGGCAAGAAACAACAAACGAAGGCGAATGGCAGGAAGATGACGTTGAATCAATTCAATCAGCGATCATACGTAGAATCTTAAACAGTATTAATGATCACAGTGAGTTACTTAAAAAAGCAGGACCAGATGGTGTTATGAATGCCGCACGTGATGTAGCATCATTCCACGCACCGATGGAAGAAATAGGCTCAAGCGATGTTAGTATTATGGTCCGTGAAGTATATCGTGAAGTAGGTGTAGAATACCCAGAAACAAATGAAGCTAAAGACACAATTAAATATGATCCTAAAACAGGCAAATTAACAGGCTGGGAACACGAAGGTGATTGGAAAAAACAAACAACGAAGAAAGATCCTGTTGGCAAAATCCATCACATGAGCGATCTTGCACGCAGACGAACAGAAAAAATGGCCGATAAAGAAAACGTAGAAGAAACAGATTACAGCGAATACGATAAACCAACATTCTTACGCAAAAACCCAAAAGAATTACCTAAAAAGTCCAATTGGGCTGGATATAACACAGACAAACCGGCATATAAAAGAAAAGAACAGTATGACCAAGAAAGAGAACAGCTCAAACACCTAGCAGGCTTAAAATAATACAATATAAGATTAATATCAAAAGGGTCTACGGGCCCTTTTGTTTTGGCTAAAATATTTGAAAATATCACTTGCGGAATAAATAATAGTAGCGTATTATGTATAGATGCATAACACGTTTAGGCATATTAAAGACCAACTTAAAACAAAAGGAGTAATACCATGGCAACATCATTAGCAGAAATCCGTGCAAAATTACAAGCACAAGAAACTCGTTCACAAGGCGGGGGTCAATCACAAGGCGATAACGCCATCTACGCACATTGGAACATTGCAGAAGGTTCCAACGCAAGAATTAGATTTTTACCAAACGCAAATCCAAAAAACGACTTCTTTTGGGAAGAACGTTTAATGATTAATTTATCATTTGCTGGCGTTAAAGGCCAAGCAGATAGTAAACCAGTCACAGTACAAGTACCATGCGTGGAAATGTATGGCGAAGCATGTCCTGTATTAGCAGAAGTGCGCACATGGTTTAAAGATCCAGCATTAGAAGAAATGGGTCGTAAGTATTGGAAAAAGAAATCATACTTGTTCCAAGGCTTTGTTCGTGAAAATCCTATTACAGATGACAAATCACCAGAAAATCCAATTCGCAGATTTATCATCAGTCCACAGATTTTTAACTTGATCAAATCGGCATTACTTGATCCAGAGTTAGAAAACTTACCAACAGACTACCTAGGTGGTTTAGACTTTACTGTTACTAAAACATCAAAAGGTGGTTATGCTGATTACAGTACTAGTAAATGGTCACGCAAAGAATCTGCACTAACAGCAGAAGAAACGGCTGCAGTTGAGCAATTTGGTTTATATAACTTATCAGAATTCCTTCCTAAGAAACCTAGCGAAGTTGAATTGAAAGTTATTAAAGAAATGTTCGAAGCATCAGTAGACGGTCAAGCATACGACGCAGAACGTTGGGGCAACTATTACAAACCAAGAGGTGTTACGGTTGTAACTGCTAATGCTCCAGCACCAGCAGCGACAGTTGCAGAATCAACAGTGCATGAAGATGTCAGTGTATCAGATACGCCAGCATCAGTTGCAGAGGCTGCACCAGCAGCTCCTACAGCACCAGTTGCAACACCTCCAGCAGGTGGAACAGCCAGGGCTGAAGACATCCTAGCGATGATCCGCAATCGTCAAAAAACTGCGTAATAAGTAAGATAGTAGCATGCGAGTTCTTCTCGCATGCTGTCTATTATTATGAATAATCTACGCCCATTTATTGAATTGCAATGTGATGATTTGGATATTATACAATCCAAAGTTTTAGAATTTCTCACGAATCGAACAGATATATTTCCTAAAAAATTAAAAAATTGGCAGTTCTTGGATACCAGACCTTTGCTACAACACGTTCCAGAACTACAGAGATTTTTTATGAAAAATCATTTGGTTGTACGTGATGCCGCAGTAACGGTTTTGTATGAAGATTTGCCTTTGCATGTTGATCAACTGCCCGTTATAGCAAAAATTAATTTCCCTATAGATAAAACTCAAGGTTGGGTTAATCGTTGGTATACTGTTGATGATGCTGTTTTAGAAAATTGTCCAAAATTTATAAATGAATTTGGTGATGAGATACCCGCACTAGGTACTATACCAAAGTCTGAATTGAAACTAGCGGCAGAAATTAAAGATCTAAACAGACCTATAGTGTTTCATAGTTTAATACCACACGAAGTTATCAATTTAACTGCGACTGAATTTCCAAGAATAGTGGCTAGTTTTACATTTCATAATCAACCCGTGGATTTACTAAAATGAAAATAGCTATAACTGGACACACATCAGGAATTGGCCAAGCCCTAGCTAAAATTTATGCTGATCAGGGTCATGAAATAGTTGGTTTAAGTAAACGCAATGGCTATGATATTAGACATACATTAAAAATAGCAGACCTAATAGACTCCTGCGATTTATTTGTAAATAATGCACAAGAAGGGTATGCGCAGACAGAACTACTGTATGAAATGCATCGTCGATGGAAAGGCACAGCAAACAAAAAAATTATGATTATCAGTACTATGATGACCATTAGTCCTACACCAACGTTGCCGGGAGAAGATATTAAAGAATACTATAATCAAAAACAAGCTCTAGAACAGGCAGTACGACAATTGGTATTCACAGACATATGGCCACAGATGTTATTAGTTAAACCAGGCAATGTGGCTACTAGTATTAAGGATAGTCCTTATCCACAATGTGATGTTCATGAGTGGGCTAATAAATTAATTGAAATTATAGAATTAGTTAAACCTAATTTAGAAATATATGAAATAAGTCTATCAGGACGACATGGATAAAAAAGATTACATAACCAATAAAGCATTTTGTCCACTACCGTTTACCGGTATGTACGTGCATACAAATGGTCTAGTACGTAACTGTGTAGTAGCACGTGAAAATATTGGCGATTTAAAAACCAACAGTATTCATGATATTGTCAACGGAAACAAAAACACAGAAATAAAAACAAGCATGCTGGCAGGCAAAATGCACGCCAGTTGTAATGCCTGTTATGATTTAGAAGCTAACAAAAATAGTTTTGATGTTATCAGTAGTAGAGTGTACTATCTTAAAGAATTAAAATCGGTATCTGTGGATACATATTCAACAGATAATTTTAATTTATATCATACAGATATACGTTGGACAAACAGTTGCAACTTTGCTTGTGTTTACTGCGGCCCTAGAGACAGCAGTACCTGGGCAAAAGAACTAAACATATATGATAATACACCCAGTCAACAACGCACAGATGAATTACGTGAATATGTATTAGCTCATGCGCATCAATTGAAAAATGTATATCTAGCAGGCGGCGAACCTTTACTGATGAAAGAAAACGAACAATTTTTAAACCATCTATTAAAGGTAAATCCCAATGTGCAGTTAAGAGTTAATACAAATCTAAGTAAAACTCAAACACGTGTTTTTGACCTTGTGTGTGAGTTTAAAAATGTACACTGGACTGTAAGTGTAGATACTATAGAAGATCAATTTGAATATGTTAGATACGG